AATAATTTTCCTCCTGTATTTATGCGGTTTTTTAGGGGTTTGAAACACTATGAAAGCGTAAACTAGTAACAAATCAGTAACAAGAAAAGCCACTCCTTGAAGTGGCTTCCGCAGGTAGGCTCACTTAGAGTGCTTCAACCGCTAACACAATAAGTATATCACAATATAATCATGAGTGCCATTTATCAAGTATCATGTGGCACTCTGATTGGCACTCTTTTGGAACGCTTTCGGAACGCTCATGGAACGCTAGAATTTTATCTTATTGATCTCTGTCCACAACTTGTTTTTTGAGGCATTGGTATAGATGTCAAAGGTGATATCATTCAGTTTGTGCCCAAGAACCTTCTTACGTATATAAATATCAATATTGTAAAGCTGACAAAGAGAAGCAAAAGTATCTCTTGTATCATGCATCTTGTGGTTCATGCCCAGCTGATCATTGAGGGCATAGAGTACAGTCATGTAAAACCATGTTCTTTTTGAATCAAATAGTCTTTCTTTTCTTACAATCAGTTCATCAATGACATACTGCTTGATTCCTTCATGAATCGGAATGATTCTGTTTCTTCCGGCTTCTGTCTTGGACCCTGTAATGATATAACTGATTTTTCTTTCTACTCCATCATCATTGCAAGGCTCATCTATGTGTATCTGTTTTCTATCAAGTGAGAGGAGTTCAGAAAGCCTACACCCTGTATAGATATAAATAAGCAGCACATGCGCTTCTGGTGTATCTAGTTTCTTGAGTTTCTTTATTTCATCAAGTGTAAAGGCCTTATGCATTGTTGACTTAGGAAGGCTCTTTATTTTTATATAAGTAGAATAATCATCGTCTCTACTGATATATTTGTGCATTACTGCATACTCGAAGATTTTGACACAGATGTACTTCATATCTCTCTGTACACTTACACCAGTATCCATTTCATCAAATATGTTCTGCATATCTCTTAATGTGATTATATTGACAGGCATATTTGATAACCTATCAAGGTGGCTAAAAGCGTTCAGAATATTTTTGTGTCCTTTTTCGGTTCGATTGCTGAAGGTTTCATTGTCTATGATAGTAAAGATTTCTTTGAATGTTGGTACTCTCTTCTGTGTCTTTTCCTGTATTCTATCAAACAGATCAGGAGCGAGGTTTCTTGCTTCTTCGTTTGTTATGCTGCTTGATCTCTTTAATGAGTAAATAGATAAGGCATTCAATGCTTCTTCACGAGTTGAGAATGTTCCGATGCATATCTGCTTCTTCTTGCCTGTTATTATATCTCTTTCATCGCTCATCACACGAGCACAGAAGGGGTTTCTTCTCTTACCCGATAATTTAACCACGGTACCTGTGTTATTCGGTCTACGTCTAAATCTAGAGTTTCTAGGCATAATATGACACGTCCTTTCAGTTGTGATTTGCCTTAAACGTGCCAATCGTGATATAATTGAGTACGTAAAAGGACTTTATGCGAAGACTTTTATATGAGGTATTGGTAGTACCTCTTCCTTATTACTCTCCTGTTGGTAGCAGGGGAGTTTTTTTATTTGTTCATTGATTTTACAAGACAGACTATAATTACAACATCAAGCACAATTTGAATTATATCTAGTGCAATCTGCATAATATCGCTTCCTTTCAAAAAAATAGTATTTTTAGCCTACATCAATCTTCCCAATTAAAATCTTTGATAACTTTCTTTAGTTTTCCTAGACATCTAATATTGTTGTTCAATGGATCAACAACGATAGGGTCATAATCTGCATTCATTGGCTGAAGCATGATTATCCCGTTTAGTTCCTTATACTTCTTGCAAGTGGCTGTATTGGTGTCTGTACAGAAGCATCCAATAACACCATCATCTACTTTATTCACTTTCTCAAATATAAGAAGATCACCATCAGAGATACCAGCATCTTTCATACTTTCACCGCTTGCATATTGTGCGAAGTATTTAGCTGACTTACTCAAGCCTTTAGAAGGCACAGGAATCATATCAATGATATTGTCATCTACAAAGCCACCATTTCCACAACAAATAGAACTATATAATGGCACTCTAGTGTAATCAATATTAGCTTTTGTATATATAGAATCATCATTATTGCCTTTAATTAAATAGTCTGTAGAAACCCCAAAATAATCAGCAAGTTTCTGAACAATCCCCATTTTTGGCTCGGTTCTATTGATTTCCCATGATGAAACTGTTTTATCGCTCACGCCAACAATTTCACCAAGTTCTTTTTGGTCCATTCCTCTTTTTTCACGTAATTGTTTAACAATCGTACCGAATTGCGTTTTCATTTTTAGCACCTCTTTTCGCTTCTATTATAATGCAAATTGTAGAACAAATAAAGCAATTTGAATTGAATATTCTACAAATTGCATATTTTTATTGGCATTCTACAAAACGTAGGATAGAATAAGACGTGTAAGGAGGTGGCAAGATGATTTCAAGAATGAGACTTGATGAAATTAGAAGAGCAAGAGGCTTTTCACAAGAATACATGGCCGATAAATTGGGCTGCCACAGAAATACGTACGCCAAAATGGAAGAAAAGCCCCAAAATATCACCATGGAAGTAGCGGATAAGATAGCTACAGTATTAAACGTTTCTATTAATGACATTATTTTTTTAGAGTCGAATCTACAAAACGTAGAATCAGAAGGAGAAACAAAATGAGCGAAGTACAATTATTTAATTTTGAAAATCATGAAGTAAGAAGTCTATTGGTTGATGATGAACCGTGGTTTGTTGGGAAAGATGTGGCTGAAATCCTTAGCTATAGCAATACTCGCAAGGCACTAACTGATCACGTCGATGACGAGGATAAAATGGATGGGGTAACGATTCGTGACTCCATCGGAAGAAATCAAAAACCGGTATTAATCAATGAATCAGGTCTATACAGTTTAGTTCTCTCAAGCAAATTACCAAGCGCCAAGAAGTTCAAACGCTGGGTAACATCTGAGGTGTTGCCAGCACTAAGAAAAACAGGGCAGTACCAAGTGAAGGAACTAAGCGGACAGGAATTAATGGCTAAGGCATTAATCGAGGCTCAAAGTGTTCTAGCTGCTAAGGATAAAGTAATCGAGGAGATGAAGCCTAAGGTGGTATTTGCTGATGCAGTAGCAACTAGCCATACATCTATCCTTGTTGGTGAACTTGCAAAAATCTTAAAGCAGAACGGCATTGACATGGGTCAGAAGCGTTTATTTGCATGGCTCAGAGAAAAAGGATATCTGATCAAGCGCCAGGGCACTGATTACAACATGCCTACACAGAAGGCTATGGAACTAGGTCTCTTTGAAATCAAGGAAGGCTCTTACGTCAACGGCTCAGGTGTAAACATCACTACTAAGACACCTAAGATTACTGGCAAGGGTCAGCAGTATTTCATTAATAAGTTCCTTCAATAGGAGGTGATCATCATGGATGAATGGAGTATCAGCGTTGAGGAAGTAATGAGAATCACTAAGAAAAGTAGAGACTTCATCCTAAACGCTATAGAACAGGGCGTAATGCCTGGGTCAGTAGTAAAACATGACTCAGGTAAAAGAAGTACTTACATCCCTAGAAAGGCTTTCATGGATTACATGAACAATTATTATAGAGCTCCTTCGGATAAGTTGATTGCAGCAGTGGTAGAGGAGCTCACTAAAAGAAAGACAATTGAATAAGTAGCTTTAGTTGCTCGTAGGCACCTAAAGCCAAAGAAGGCAAATAATATTATTGTAGAATGTCTCGTTTTCATTTTTTTGGAAATTCCCTTCGTATGTGTATCTTACATTGAATATATCAATTCTTTTTAAATAATTTGTCTGTTGATCAAATAAATGCTTTCTTTGGCGCTAAGTGCTTATGAGCATATAAAAAAAGAACACACGACTGCCATCGTGTGCTCCCACTCAATCTTCTAGGAAAAGATTGATAAAAATCAGACAGTGCTAATTGTAGCACAGAAAGAGGAAATTATGAATAGTAAAAGAATCTTATTAATTACAATTAATTTGTTTGTTTTAGGAATGGTCATCTCGATGATCACATCAGGCACAAATTGGGATAGTACAGCCGTACATGTCTTAAGTGCTTTCTCATTAGGATTAAACATCATATTTCTAGAATATATCGGGTTAAAAGGAGAATAAACAGCATGATCAAACACGTAGAAACACCATTCCTACACCTTGAAATTAAAAACGGGAACTGTGAAGTAACAGGAACAGGAAACACATGGCATTACTTACTTCTGTTTGCCTTTGCTGTTAAAGTAGCAAAAGAAGGACAATTCACAAACGGCTTTGCTAATAAATATGAAGAAAGAGAATTCAATAGAATTCTAAATAAGGTATATGAATGTCCTGATGCTGCAATTGAAGCGTTTGGGCAGTTAGGTGATGTAAATAGTTATGATGCAATCTGTGAGGCTTTGGAGAAGCTAGACAACTTGTTTGAGGGGGATTACTTAGATGGAGAATAAGAAAGATATTCTAGAGAGCCTGTTTGAGACTCTCACTAGAACTAGAAAGTGGAGTGATGAAATAGCAGAAATGCTATATCACAAGGATAAGAACGGCAATGAAGAGGTCACTGTCAGACTTTATGAAGGCAACGCAGAAATGCTTATTGACGTTACTGGGGACAGTGGCATGGCTCTTATTAAAGACGTTATTAACGCTTTAGAGGATATGTAATATGTGGAAATGGGATATATACAAGCCTCTTCCTCCATATGAGGAATTAGCTCGTAGACTGAATAGATTCATGTATGACGATATGCTTGAACGCAGAAAAATCTATGATGAAGTAACAGGCGATGATCTATATAACATCCAAGTACACCAGTACATGGATAACTCCACAAGGGTCAGAATCATCTATCTTGATGATACTGCTCACATGGTAACTCGAATCATCGATGTGACAGGCATGAAAGTATCAGAAGCATATGAATTCGTTGTAAAAAACATTAGTCATTCAGATGTCAAAAAGATTTCAAAAGAAGAAGTAGATGCAATCGATGCTGTTGAAGGCAAAGTAAGAAGAAGATACCTGTATGCATATGTTCATTCTCCAGAATGCTTTGAATGCACAAAGGTGCGCTTAGGTATTGATCAATGACTGAATTCAAAAATCTATTCGATTGCATTTATGAAGAGATTCCCAAGACAAAAGAAGGGTGGCTCTCTCAGAGAAGAAAAGGGATTGGTGGTTCAGATGCTGGAATAATCGAAGGTGTCAACCGCTACACGACACTTCATGAGTTGTGGGAAGACAAAACAAATAGGCAAAAGAGACCTCAGGTCTCAAATCATGCCATTGAGATGGGAAACCGTCTAGAGCCTGTAATGTTCAACCTGTTTGAAGCGCTCTATGGTGATGACTATGAAGTCATTGACACAAAGGATTATTCATTATCTCGCAAGGATAAGGATTGGATGCGAGCCAATCTAGATGGCGCTCTAATCAGAAAAGAAGATGGATCAAGCGGAATACTTGAAATAAAGTCAACCACTATTAATAAGTGGCAGTACTTCCAAGAAGAATGGGGCGATGATTCAATGCCTCAGACATATTACTGTCAGTGCTTGCACTACATGAATGTGACAGGTGCTGAATTCGTTGTCTTATTTGGTATTGCGATGATGCCATGGTGTGACGAGACAAAAACTATCATTAGAAGAATTGAAAGAAGCGAAGTGCTTTTGGATCTAATGCAGTTGGAGGCTGATGAAGAAGCCTTCTGGAAAAAGCACATCGTGGAAGATATTGAACCAAATTTTATTTAAAGGAGAAAAAGAATGAGATTTAAGAAAGAAATCAAAGACCGTCTCTATGGCGGTCACATCGGAATCGAAACAGACAAGATTGATTTTGAGATTCTCAAAGTCATGCTTGCTGATGATCACAAGAAGATTGCAGGTGGAAAGCCAGTAACTGAACTAGCATGGCCTTTTGGTGCAATTACAGCACTCACTGCAGTTAATGACAATGGTGAAGTATTCGCTGACAAGCAGATTGACATCAGATACGAACAGGTGAAGTTCAAGGATGCAATCATTGAAGAAGATGCGCAGCCTATTGATGCAGATGTCAATGAAGTTGCTGAAATGCCTAGTTTAAGCGTTGTGAAGGTCATTCCAGCGCAGATTGAAGGATGTAACGTAAAACACTTCAAAGAGGCTGTAAAGTCTTATTTGAAACGCTATGACGGCATTGTAGTGACTGCAGACAACTATAAAGAGTTATCTGACGTTGTTTCTAAGCTGAAGAAAGAAAAAGACAATGTCAATGAAAGCAAAAAGGCAGTCAAAAAAGAAGCAATGAAAGTCTACACAGACTTTGAGAACGATATGAAAGAAGTTCTTAAGATGTTTGATGCTTCTATTAGCTCCTTATCTAGTGATATTAAGGAATTCACAGACAAGGAAGTAGCAGAGAATGAAATGGTTGTAAGAGAACTCTGTAATAAGGCGCTTAATGATTATGTGCATAGAGGTGACTTTGATGGATATTGTGCAACTAAGGTTTTCTCCATTGATCCGCGCTGGAGTTCATTAAAGAAGTTTATAAACAACAAGAAGCTAACCAAAGCGCTGGTAGATGCAATCAAGAATGAATGTGAAAGAACTAAGGAAACATATAAATCATATATGCAGCGCTGTGAGTCTTTAGACATCTATTTAGAGGCTAGATGTAAAGAAACTGATGTTGATCAAGAGATGATTGACGTGAGCGTCTACAAAGATAAGTTAAGAGACGGCTCTTTTGAAGACATTAAGCCACTCCTAGAAAGAAGATTTAGAGAAATCATCAATAGACGAGATGAACAGGAACATCAGAAGAAAGAAGAAGCGAAAAAGGAAGAAGTTAAGCAACAAGAGCCTGTAAATGTTCCTTCAGAAGAAAAAGAACCTCTAAAGATGTTGGTTGGTAAAATCGTAGGAACAAATGCTGCACTAAATGAATTAAAAACATCTCTAGACTACCTCAAAGCCAAATATGATGGCTGTTTCGATTATGATTTAAGATTCCCTAGAAAGAAGAAAGAAGGTAAATAACAATGACAGTTAAAAACAGTTTAAGAAAAGACACAACAAACAAAGCAAAATTCAGTACTTTTATCGCAAGCCCAGCAGTACAGAGAAAAATCAATGATGTTGTTGGAGGTAAGAATGGAACACGCTTCATCGCTTCTATTACTTCTACAGTTGTCAATGATCCAAAGCTTCAGGAGTGTGAGCCTAATAGTATCATTACTGCTGCATTTCTTGGCGAAGCGCTCAACTTATCTCCTTCTCCCCAGTTAGGACAGTACTACTTTGTACCTTACAAGACTAAGAGAGGAACAGTGGCACAGTTCCAGTTAGGTTATAAAGGCTACATTCAGTTAGCTATCAGAAGTGGACAGTATAGAAAATTAAACGTTATTTCGATTAAGGAAGGCGAATTAATCCACTATGATCCTCTTAATGAAGAGATTGAAGTCAGATTAATTGATGATGAACTTGTAAGAGAGAACGCTAAGACAGTCGGCTATTATGCAATGTTCGAGTATACAAACGGCTTCAGAAAGACTATGTACTGGTCAAAAGAGAAGATGGAAGCACATGCGCTTAAATACTCTCAAGGATATGCAGCAGATAAAAGAAAAGGTACTAACTGGACATTCTGGTCTAAAGACTTTGATGGAATGGCATACAAGACTATGCTCCGTCAGTTGATCAGTAAGTGGGGTATCATGTCAATTGATTTACAGAATGCTATTGATGCAGATATGGCAGTAATCAATAGTGATGGCACAAAAGAGTATGTTGATGCTCCTGTTACATTTGTAAACGATGAAGAACCACAGGCACATGAAGAAGCACCTAAAGCAATTGAAAATGAAAGTTCAGCGCCTAAAGCACCACAGCCACATGAAGAATCTGACAAGGTTCTAGAAGATGCTGGAGTCAATACTGATTTCGGCGATGCTGAATTTGGCGACTTCGGTGAAGATTTTGATTATGAACAGTTCTAATTAAAGAAAGGAAGACATGAGGGATGGATGAAAAAAGAAGATGGATCAAGTTATACATGATGGACTACGACGAAGTCTATCATGATTCAAAAATGCTACACCTTTGGATTGACATCCTTCTTCATGCCAATCCTGTTGATTACTACCATCATGGCCAGCTTATTAAAAGAGGACAATGCATCTTGTCTCTAAGACAGGTATCAGAAAGATGTGGGATGGCAAAAAACACCATTACTAAATATCTTCATCTCTTAGAAGAGTGCGGAAAAATCAAATTAGATATATCTAGAAAAGGCACTCTTATAACAGTTGAAAACTGGGATAAATATCAGAACCGTGTCTCACCTAGTGTCCTAAAAATAGGACAAGAAGTAGGACAAGAAGTAGGACAAGAAGTAGGACAAGAAGTAGGACAAGAGGTAGGACGTAATAAGAATAAAAGAATAAAAGAAATAAAGAATAAAAGAAGACTGTCTGTCAGTGACTCTGACTTGTCTGATTTAAAATCTTTTCTTATTGAAAATGACTTTGAAGAAGTTGCCGATGAAGTAATAGAAACATGCAAACTCTATGGACTTGAGAAAATAACCAATCTAAAGAACTTTGCTTTAGCAGTAGCAAAAGAAAAGAAATGGTACCAGAAGAAAAAGAAACTTAAAAAAAGAGTAACTGAAGAAGATAAAGAAGAATTAAGAAGACTGTGGAGAATCTTAGATGGAGAAGAGGAAGAGGTCTCTGAAGAAGAAGTCTCTGATGAAGAGGTTGCTGAATTAAGAAAATCAATGGAAGAACTAGGAGGGGATTTATAATGACAATTGTGAATGATAAGAAGTTAGAAGCAGTTGCTGACTTTCTAACAGATATTGAAGTTGATGGGAGATTTATGTGTTCATACTTCAATAACTCTCTAAAGAAAAGATTAGATGTACCTTGTGATACTGATGTTTGTGAAGAGACATGCCCATTCTATTCAAAAGATAACTTTGTGAAATGGATTAAGGATGAAAATCAAAATGAAAAAAATCAGATGTGAGATATACAGAGACAGCATGCAGAACTATAAAAGATATGCTATCCCAAAAGCCCAATTGATTATTGCCGATGTACCTTACAACGTTGGTAATAATTTCTATGGATCTAACCCTATGTGGTACAAGGGCGGAGACAACAAGAATGGTGAATCTAAATTAGCTGGTAAATCAGCATTTAATAGTGATTTTAATTTCAATCTATACGAATATTTTCATTTCTGTTCAAGAATGTTAAAGAAAGATGATCATAAGAAACAGAAACGCGGAAGAAGTTCCGACAGTCCATGCATGATTGTGTTCTGTTCGTTTGAACAGATGCCTACCCTTATAGATGCTGGAAAGAAACATGGTTTTGTGAATTATATTCCTTTAGTTTTTATCAAGAATTACAGTCCGCAGGTATTAAAAGCTAATATGCGTGTCGTTGGCGCAACTGAATATGCTCTTGTTATGTATAGAGATAAGCTGCCAAAATTTAGAAATGGTGTTAAAACTGACCCCGAAACAGGAAAGAACATCAAAGGAACAGGGAAAATGATATTTAACTGGTTCAAATGGCAAAAAGACGGAAAAGAAATTCCAAAAATCCATCCAGCGCAGAAACCGGTAAATGTTCTCAAACAGTTAATAGAAATATTTACCGATGAAGGTGATGTTGTTATTGACCCTTGCTGTGGCAGCGGTAGCACATTAAGAGCCTGTCTTGAATTGAACAGGAATGCATATGGCTTTGAAATTGATAGGAACTTTTATGAACGTGCTAAAAGTGAAATGCTTGTTGAACCTAAAAATGTACAGACAAGTATGTCTGATTTTCTAGGAGGAGAAGAAGATGCTTAATGCAGAAAGATTTAAAGAAAAAATTTTGGATGTTGTTGAAGATGATAAAAAATATAATTTCGCTATCAAAGATGATGATCCAAATGCATTTTCTAATTGCCATAGTGATATCTCATGCAAAAATTGCATATTTACGAGTTTAAAGAACGGTAAAAACTGTCTTTACAATAGATTTAATTGGCTTTTATCAGAGTACAAAGAAAAAATCATTCTATCTAAATTTGAATATAACATTTTAGAGAAGGCACATAACAGACGCTTTGAGTATATCATCAGAAAAGAATGCGGTGGCCTACGTGCATACCGTTGCAAGCCTTACAAAGAGCATTTTGTCTGGTATCCATACGATAGAGACGAGATGCCTTACGATTTAACTTTATTTGATGATTTATTTGCTTTTGTCACGTTTGAAGATTCAGAACCTACATCAATTAAAGATGTGCTCAATAACTGCGAGGTGGTCAATGATGCTGAAGAATAAAGAAGAAAGAACCTCATTTTTAAGAAATGAGAAGAACTGGGAAGTGGAGTATTTAACAGCTGATATTAAAATGTTGACTTTAAAATTAACACCTAAATTATATGTCAGAAAAATTCAAGTGATGGGTTTTAATAAATATTTTAAAAAAAGCGGATGGTATACGCAGTTTACTAAGTTCTTTTATCCTGATGATCTATATTACGGTCCTAATACTTCAGATACAGAATTATTGCGATATTTAACTGCGCATAAAAATGATGAATATATTGAAGATTTAAAAATAGAAGGAGACAAATAAATGGATCCACAGGAATTAAATAAGGTATTCGATACGCTTGTGGCAAATTGTCCTGCACTCGAAAAAGTATGCGAGATGTGGGGTAATCAGCATATGTTAACTATCGCAATGGAAGAAAATGCAGAACTTATACAAGCAATATCAAAAATCAAACGTAATGGACTTGACCCAATCAATGCTTCACATTTGGATGAAGAGACTGCAGATGTATTGATATGTATCTGTGAGTTATTTGTGATGGGATATCTAGATGTCCATGAAATTGCTGAAATCATAGAAAGAAAAGTAGAAAGATCTATGAGAAGAACTCAGGATTATATATACGAATTACAAGAGGAGGCTAGCTGCAATGGTGAATTTTAGTGCCGAAAAAGTACAGGAAATTGTAGAAGAGAAGGATGCTGAATATAAGAAGCTAGAAGAAGAGTATTCATATTTGAAAGAAGAATATGGAGAACTTGAAGAAGTATGCCAAGAATTGAAAAAAGAAAACAATACTCTTAAAAGAAAGAGCGAAAGTTATGAAAAAGCAAGCCAAACTGTATTGAGTATTTACAATGAGAATTTAGAAACGACGAAGGCTCTTCAGGAGTTAAACAATAAACTCATTAAAAGCTGTAAAAAGGCTAACAGGGATTTCTTTATCTTAGCAGCAGCTTATGTTGCTACACTAGCGTTAATGATTTACTTATTTATCAGATAGGAGTGATATAGATGTTTTTATTGCAGGTATTAGAAAACGTATTTTCTCTGTTTGCTATCGTTATGCTGATTGTTGGTGTCCTTATCGTGATATCAGTAATTGCTATTGCAGTGTTCGTTATTGTGTCGGTCGTTGTGAATGGTATAGAAGAAGATAAGGAGAATAATAACTTATGACAATAAATGACAAGGAGGAACGCTATTAATGCTTAATCGTGCTTTATTAGTCGGAAGACTTACAAGAGACCCTGAACTAAGAAGAACAGGGAGTGGGAAGGCAGTCACTTCTTTCAACTTAGCAGTAGAAAGAAACTTCAAGAGCGATGATCAGGAGGCTGACTTCATTAATTGTGTGTGCTGGGGGAAGATTGCGGAAAACACAGAGCGATACTGTTCTAAAGGTTCGATGGTTTCAGTAGATGGAAGAATCCAGACAAGAAGCTATGAGAACAATCAAGGTCAGAAGGTATATGTTACTGAGGTAATTGCTGACTCTGTACAGTTCATTAACACTAGAAAAGAAAATCAAACTGCACCACAAGCACCTGTTAATAACTATGCGAGCAATGGACTGATTCATCAGTTCGAGGATGAAGGATTGGCTATGGAAGAGGATGACATTCAGTTCTAATGAGCAAGTACAACTCAAGAAAGACTACAGTTGACGGCTTCACATTCGATTCCAAGAAGGAAGCAAAACGCTATTTGGAATTAAAGCAGATGGAAAAAGACGGATTAATTCATAATCTACAATTACAGGTACCTTTTGAGTTAATCCCTCCTTTTGAAATTGAGATTGATGGCAAAAAGAGAAAAAGAAGAAGGATGGAGTATATCGCTGACTTCGTCTATTACATCAATAACGTTAAAGTTGTAGAAGACGTTAAAGGCAGAAAAACAGAAGTATATAAGATTAAGAAAAAGATTTTTGAATATAAATTCAAAACAACGATAAAGGAGACGTAGAAAATGATAAGAACTGGTTCTTATTATGCATACAATGCAGATGATGGAAGCTTTTTAGCATGTGGGAGCAGTAATAAAATGAAGAAGTTCTTTGGAATCTCAAACGATACTCTTAGAATCCATTCAAAAAATGGTAAGATATACAATTCAAATAAATATGATCTTCACCTAAAGATTAAGTGGTTCGATGGAGTTATTAAAGATATTGAACCAACAATTAAACTTAAACCAAGGCCAAAACCACAGATAGAAAGAAAACCAAATAAATTAAAATGTAATTTCGTAGAAGTGTTCAAAGTATTCAAACATCAAGAAGCGGAAGAAGAAAAAGAACTCATGAGAAATAATTTTTCTGTTATCAATCTAGAAAGAGTTAGATTTGAACTAAAAAAGCATGCAAAAGAATCATATCCTTACAGAATTGCGTTCTATACTAAGAAATCGCCAACAACTTTGGTATTCGATGAATATTTTCTTTCGTTGGAGTTAGCAGAGCAGCGTATGGAATATCTGAAGAACTTCAAAGGCAAAAAAAGACAATGGAGACTTCTGGTATGACGGTGTTAATTACGAAGCAGATAGGGTTATCATTGCAACAAGAACACGAAATAATAGAAATATGATTATTTCTTTAGATGATATATCTACCAAAAAAACTGACTATGACGAATATCTGGAACTAGCTAGATTCATTCAATCAGAATTCATCAGATAATCAAGCAGGGCATTGAGTTCTCTATATTTAACTCATAAGAAAATTTAAAATAAGAAAATCTATATGGATTACTCTTAATAGATTTGTTTCTAAAAGCAAGATCCTCTCATGAACTTGATGCCCTAACATATTTTTCTATTCTAAAACCAACAAACAACAGCAGTGTCATGGCTTTGCTTCCATCTCATTCACCTTCTTTTGCAAAGAATAAGAGTATGAAGCGCTAATTTTGCTATCCAACTATAAGTTATGATGTTGCTGGGAGAAGAGAAGACGGAAATTGAAAACCAATAGGAAGAGTAAAGGACTGTTTTCTTCTTCTCCAGAAAGGAGGTTAATTTTTGTTTTTTATTTTATTCGTACTGGTGATAGTGATTTATTTATTTTTTATTTTTGAATAGGAGGTAATCAGATGACGCCAGAAGAGACAAGAAACTATCTTAAAAGCTATAGGAATATGCGCAATCGAGTGGAGTACATCAATAACAAGATGATTAATGTTAAATCAATCAGATATGATGACAGTCCTAGCGGTTCATATTCAGAGCCTAAAACTCAGAACGATTACATCATGATGAAGGATAAGTATATTGCTCAGATGTCTCTTATTCGTGAGGATATTGAGAAACTAGACAACATGAATCATCGTGACGCATTGTTTTATAAGTATGTCGAACTAATGAGTGATTATGATATAGCCGACTTGATGCAGTATTCAGTAGGAACAGTAAGACACTTCCTTTGCTCTGGTATCATCGAATTATCTGAAGTTATAAATGATAAAAATGTAACAGAAAGTATAGAAAAGTCATGAAATCAAAACGCATTAGTAATATAAAGGTGCTAACATATAACATGTGGAAATAGTTTGATAGGGAACTATGATTTCAAGGTGCTTGTATAAGTGCCTTTTTATTTTGCCAGGAAGGAGAATAACAGATGAATGACATCAAGATAACGCAGAAGCCTATTGCTGATCTAATCCCTTATAGTCGTAATCCTAGAAGGAATGATGAAGCCGTTCCAATGGTGATGAACAGCATCAAGGAGTTTGGTTTTAAGGTTCCTATAGTGATTGATAAGAATAATATCATCGTATGCGGTCATACAAGGTTTAAAGCAGCGCTAAAGCTAGGACTTGAGACAGTTCTCCATGCATAGTAGCCGATGACCTTTCAGACGAGCAGATTAAGGCATTTAGACTAGCAGATAACAAGGTATCAGAGAAAGCTGAATGGGATTTTGAAATCCTAAGCGGTGAACTTGATGACATCATCAATATAGATATGGATTCATTTGGGTTTGAGTCAATTGAATTTGAAGAACCTGAAGAAGACGATTCCGAAAAGTCAAACGAGAGAGAAAGAACAGGGAATGCATATAACTTGGATGAATATGATGAACTTAGAGCAATAGGATTCTATCAGATGCCTACACTTGAAAGAATTGACTATGTTCCGGATGATCTTGTTGGTTTCAATTATGTATTGAATTCTGATAGATATGAATCAGGTGTTCATTTTTACATTGATGACTATCAATTTGAAAGAATTTGGGCATCTCCTCAGATGTATGTTGATAAGCTGGCACAGTTTGACTGTATTCTTACTCCTGATTTTTCTCTTTACATGGATATGCCTATGGCCATGAAGATATGGAATGTATACAGAAGCCGTTTAATTGGTCAGATCTATCAGGATAGAGGGCTTAGAGTGATTCCCACTGTATCGTGGGCTGAACCAGAAACATTTACTTTTTGTTTTGACGGTATTCCTTCTAACAGTACAATTTCAGTTTCTACTATTGGAGTTAAGCGCAGCAAGGAAGCCACAAAGATATGGACACAAGGCATGGATGAAGCCATGAAGAGGCTAAAGCCTAAGAATGTGCTTGTCTATGGTGGCGACATTGGCTATGACTTCAAGGGTGCTAATGTGAAATACTATGATAATCATGTGACAGAAAAAATGAAAAATTTAAAAAGTATATAAATCATATATCGAAAGGAGCATAATATATATGGGTGGTAGAGGTGCATCATTAAGACCTGCAGGAGGAACAGATAGCTTATTAAGATTTCAGAATAATGCGCTAGGTGACATTGTTCCGGACAGAGGGGGACTTAAACAAGCAATCGGCAAGAAAGGGAAACCTTATAGTATCGATAATGCTTTAAAGAATGTTAATCCATTTTATAATCGTGAATATTCAGAATTTTCAGCAAACTGTCAAAGATGTGTTGTTGCCTACGAATTGAGAAGAAGAGGATATAATGTAACCGCACTCCCTGTTTATAAAGATGACAGGCTCCCAGTTGTCAATTCTTTTGGTAATGGAATATGGCAAGGCGCATTTAAAGGAGCAAAGAATGTTAGAGTTGGTGCAACAACGCCAAGAAAAGTACAATCTAATCTAGAGGCAAAAATGAAGAGTTATGGCAATGGCGCAAGAGCTATTGTACGAATTCCTGGCCATGTATTTAATTGTGAGAATGTAAATGGGAAAATAAGGTATGTTGATGCACAAATTGGAAAGAGATATACATCCAATGATGTTTTTGGAAGGCTAACAAAAGAACAGTTAAAAACTGTTCGAATCATTAGAACTGACAATCTAAAAATATCTGATAGAGCTAGAAAATCCGTAAAATTATTAAAAGAATAAAGAGGAGGAATCAAGATGCTTAATTATGAATCTGCTAAGAAGAAAGCTATAGAGGTAACACAGGAAGCCGGTGTTGTAGTGAATTGGGCTGGAGAATTACCGGATGCATATGTGTTTAATGACAGTGAACATCAATATGATGGATTGCTACCGATAGTTATTAGAAAAAGTGATGGCAAAGCGTTCAATTATTGGCATTACCTTGTTCAGGCAAATGAATATTCTGAACATGTCAAAGAATTAAAATTTTAAATATTTTTTCAGGACTGAGTTCATGCTCAGCCCTTTTCATTTTTAAGGGGTGATGATAATGGCAAAAAGTGAGTTCGCAAACATGACAACGGAAGAAAGAAGAGAGAACGGCCGAAAGGGCGGACTTGCATCTGTCAAGGCAAGAAGAGAAAAGAAGGCAATGAAAGATAATCTTGCATCGCTTCTTTCCATGTCTCTCAAATCCGGTAAGATAGCCGATGTAGACACAATCAAGAATTTTGCTGCATTGAATGGCAAGAATGTGACTGTACAGGATGCAATACTCATTAAACAGGTTCAAAAGGCGATGAAAGGCGACACTAAGGCAGCGGAATTCATTAGAGACTTGAGCGGTAATAAGCCTGGCAGTAGTCTTGACATCAAGTCAAATGGACAGATAGTAATTATAGATGACATCAAATAAAGCAAAGCTTTCTGACATTATAGGCCCAGCGTTCTATGATCTTCATAAATATGTTAAGACTAATGCATATACACACTACTGGCTTAAAGGTGGACGTGGTTCCTTAAAATCTTCTTTCATCGGTACAGAAATTCCTTTAGGGATTATGAGAGATGCGAAACGTGGTGTAATGAGTAATGCCGTTGTTATCAGACGTGTAAAGGACACTTTAAGGGGTTCAGTCTATGAACAGATTAAGTGGGGCATATTCATGCTGAAGGCTGAAGAAGATTGGGACATACCTGAATCTAAGCTGCAGATGACATACAGGCCGACAGGACAACAGATAATATTCAAAGGTGCTGACAATCCTAAGAAGTTGAAATCTATCAAGGTGTTTGTCGGTTATGTTAAATACGTATGGTATGAAGAATGTGACGAATTCGAAACATACGATAAAATAACCAATATCAATCAGTCACTTCTTCGTGGTGGGCATGAGTATTGTGTATTTTACTCTTTTAACCCTCCCGAATCACAACGTAATTGGTGCAACAGGCAAGTCCTTGTGAAAAGGGATGATACATATGTCTCTCATACAACTTACTTACAGGCGCCACCGCAGTGGCTTGGAGAGCAGTTTCTTATTGAAGCCAATCACATGAAGGAGACAAAGCCTGATAAGTATAAGCATGACTATCTAGGTGAGGTAACCGGTACAGGTAGTGAGGTTTTTACAAACCTTGATATACGAGAGATAACTGACGAGGAAATACAGGTATTTGATAGATTAAAAAACGGACTAGACTTTGGTTATGCTGGTGACCCATTAGCATATGTCAAAGCAAATTATGACAAGACGCGCAGGCGTCTTTTTATTTTTGGCGAAGTATATGGAACTAGACTATCAAATGCCAAGGCCGTCAAACTTATCAAGGAGATTAACCCGCTCAACAAGCTAGTCACTGCTGATTCAGCTGAACCAAGAACTATAAACGAATTCAAGTTATTAGGTCTCAATATCATCGGTGCAAAGAAAGGCGCTGACAGTGTAGACAATGGAATAAAGTTCCTTCAGGACCTAGACAAGATAATTATAGATCCTGTTAGATGCCCCAATGCTGCACGTGAATTCAATGACTATGAAATTGAAATGGATAGAGACGGCAACCTTAGAGGGGACTTCCCCGACAGAAACAACCACACTATAGATGCGGTTAGATATGCTATAGAAAATGAAATCCTTATGAAGAAGGCAAGAGCAGGAAAGAGGAGATTTTAAAAGATGTATTATACTTTCACGATTCCACGAGAAAAATTCGACGAGACAAACATAGACAGAAGCATGATCCTTCGTCTCATTAGTAAGCATTATAGTATTCGTGCTCCTGAGATATTGAAAAATGTCGGCTATTACTTTGGTAAGCATGCCATCATGAACAGGGAAAAGAAGTTCAAGAACCAGCCGAACAATAAGATCATGGTAAATCATGCTAAAGATATATCAGATACAGCAACGGGCTATTTTCTTTCAAACCCCATCACATTCAAGAAGAATACAGAAGACGGCAATATTGACAAGCTAACAGGTGCTTTCGTTGATGCTGAAACAGATGATACAGATTCATGTAATGCTATCAATATGTCACGCGCTGGTGTCGCTTATGAGTATGTTTACTTATGTGAGCATGAAAGCAAGCTGATGACCAAGACACTTGACCCATTGTCAACGTTCAAGGTTTTTGATGCCTCAATTGAGCAGCATGAACTATTCAGCGTTTATTATTCGATTGAAAAAGATGATTCTACTGACAGGTTCAATATCATTGCGACAGTTACAAGTGAGAACTATGTCACAAGAATCGGAATCACTTGCAATGAGGAATTTGAAAAAGGCGAGTTTTCAGAACTAGGTGAGCCTTATCCACATTTCTTAGGTGAGGACCCTATCATTGAGTATAGAAACAACATGGACTGCATTGGAGACTATGAACAGCAGATTTCTCTTATTGACGCATACAATACATTATGCTCTGACAGAATCAACGATAAGGAGCAGTTCATTGACGCAGTACTTGTTGTCTATGGTGCTCTTTTAGGTGATGACGATGAAGAAGCAACAAAAGCGCTCCAGGCTATCCGTAAGAATGGTGTTATGGAACTTCCTAGTGATGCACGCTCTGAATATCTGACTAGAACATTTGACGAGAACGCAGTGGAAACACTCAAGCGCTCAATAAAGGAAGATATCTATTCACTTTCTCATGTTCCTAATCTGACAGATGAAAACTTTGCTGGCAACAGTTCAGGCATTGCTATTCAATATAAGCTTCTAGCACTTGAGACCCTCACCAAGACAAAAGAGAGATATTACAAGAAAGGGCTTAAGAAGCGTATAAGAATGTTCTGTACTTACCTCAATCTAAAGGCGATTGCTGCTGATCAGTCAATGATTGAGCCTGTATTTACAAGAGGACTTCCACAAAACCGTCTTGAATTATCACAAATCATTGCGAATCTTAAAGGTGTTGTATCAACTAAGACACTTCTTGCACTCCTTGACTTTGTTTCAAACGTTGATGATGAAATGAAAGAAGTCAAGAAAGAACAACAGGAAGCACTTGAAACACAGAAGCAGTTATTTGATACCGAAAATCAGAATACTCCTCCAGAAGATGAAGAAGAAACAGATGATCACGAGGAAGATGATAATGATGATAAAGACAAGGAATAATAGTGTTCTGTTATGACTAACATCAAAAATATAAAGTACTGGGAGATGCGAGAAGCAAGGAACATGTACAAGGATATGCAGTTAGCTGAGGACTGTGCCAAAGAGTTGAGCGTAATCTATAGCAAGGCTGCAATCTACACTGCCAAACAGATTGAGGGAATATTCAATAGATTCGCTTCAAAGCATCATCTGACAAGAGACGAGGCTATTAATCTTCTTTCAGAGGCTGACAGCAGAAATTTCGAAAAACTGCTTGAAGCATACAAGAATAAGACAGGCGCCCAAAAAAGAGAGGTACTAGCAGAATTGGAAGCCCCAGCATACAAGAACCGTATGAAGAGGCTTGATGATATTAACAAGTCAATTAATAAGCTGATTAATGCCATTGAATCCAAGGAAAGAGATGCCATAGGGAAGACAATGCGACAGGTCTATGAAAGCAGTTATCACCATGCGGTATATGAAGCTGCAAGAATGAGCGGTCTAGATCTTCAGACAGGCCCTATTGATGAAGGCGCTCTTGAAACCATTCTGAAAAAGAAATGGTCAGGACAGAACTATTCCGAAAGAGTATGGAACAATACTCAGAAGGTGGCCGATGCACTAAAAGAAGAGTTCATGATAGGAGCCCTTACAGGAAAGACAGAGAAGGAAATGACCGACTCAATCAACGAACAGTTCCTATCAGGTAGAAATAAAGCTAGAAGACTTGTAAGAACCGAATCATCATACATTCACAATGAGGCGCACTTTCAGGCTTACAATGATTACGGCATAGAGGAGTATAGATTTGTTGCAACACTAGACCTTAGAACGTCTCAAATTTGCCGTGAGAGAGACGGAAGTGTATACAGGGTAGATGATAAGAAGACAGGTGTAAACGCCCCTCCGATGCACCCATGGTGCCGTTCTACGACTATTATGAATCTTGACGATGAAACTATGCATAATCTAGAAAGATTTGCTAGAGACCCTGTCACAGGTGAAAGGATGAAGGTTCCAGCGGACGAGACTTATAAAGAATGGCATAAAAGAATGGTTGAAAAGCATGGTGCAGATGCAATTAACACTGCTGAGAAGTCAGCTAAGAATTATTCTAGTGATAAGAAACAGCAGAAAAAATACCTCAGTTCATTGGATAAGGAAAATATGTCGTTATCACAATTAGAATTCCAAAAATCGAAGAATAAAAATAAAGAGGATTCGAAGAATAAAAAGAAAGAAGTATTGAAGAATCTAAAGACACATGTTAAAGATGCATCGGCTTCTATTGGCCAAGATAAAATAGTTCCTGTTAAGAAAGAGGAAAATACCAATACAAAATTAATTGAAAAGAATGATAAAGCATTAGACTTGAACAAAAAACCAGAAAGAGAAAGGATTATTTCTGAAAATAATAGTGTAATGCTTTCGGGAGAAACATCAAATACAATAGCAAAAGCGATTAAATTATTAGAAACTGACCAAAATTTATCAAGAGATGATTTAACAAATTTATTCCCTGAAAAAACTTATATAGGAGTAAATCCCTTTACTGGAAGAAAAATATACATATATGATAAAGACTTCTCTTATTTTATAAAAAAACATGTAACGGATGGGTCTCTTGACATACAGGATCTCATGACAGTAAATACCATATTAGATTATGATATGGCATTTATAACAGAAGATGGTGAGAGTTATTCATTTGTGAAAAAAGCAGAGCGAAAAAACGGAGCTTATGATATTGTTCTTAAATATATTAATGATGAAGAGGAAATTTTCCATTTCAATTATAAGAGTAAAAAATCTGCAGCTAAGAACATAAAAAGACTTAAAAAGAAAATGAGTTTATTGGATGTGAGAAATAAAAATATATTGACTTATTTAGATTTAAATGATTTAATATCAGTAGAAAAGGATAACTGATGTAGAAAAATCGGTCTCGTCTAACACGGCGTATATCTAATTAGATATATGGCGGATGAGGGATGCCCATTCTTAGAAATGGTTCGACCGCCCCTCCAGTTATCCTTTTTAATTGATTATCATTACGCAAATCGACTAAAAGAATAGTCGTTTTTTTATTTTATACAATCTCGAGGAAGGAGAACAACATGGCAAGAGATGATTATCATGTAATTGTTTATCAGATTCTATCCTACCTGTATATGCAGCTAAAGCATGGGAAGGATATTGATGCATCACTCATAAGACATGACAGTAAATATCTGCAGATCAACAGAAAGTACTGGACTTATGTCATTGTGAATCTGTTGAATGAGGGATATATCAGTGGGATAGTAATTGACCAGGATATAGATGAAAACATAGAAATATACAACCTTGATAAATGTGAGATTACACCAAAAGGAATAGAATACCTTACTGATAATTCAACTATTGAAAAAGCCAAGCGATTTATGAAAGACTTGAAAGACATATTACCGTTCGTATAAGCCGACTATTTTTTAGTCGGTTTTTATTTTGCTCAATTTCAAGAAAGGAGAACCATATGGCTGAAGGATTGAAACCACATCACCACCAGTACTTTGAGTATGACTGTAAAAGTCATTTTGACAGTCGTAGGCACGTCATTGTTAAGAAGGTGACATATATGTGTATGATATGCGGAAAACTCTCACACGAGACATATGAAGAGTACTGTCCGCCTCCAAAGGAAAGAAAACCTAAAGCATTGATGAAATACAGAAGCAGACAGAAGAGCGGTTGATGTTCTTCTTTTTTTTCTGTTTGTCCATAACGTGCATATGACATTAAAAGGTGCATGGATATAACAGTCATACGGACTATAAACGGAGGAATTAAGTTATGGAATACATTAAGAATATGATGCCTTTGAACCTTCAGCTTTTTGCGGAAGAAGGGGAAGAGGGGGAAGAAGATAAAGGCGATGAAGGGAATCCCGATAATGCGCAGTCAGGTGAACCGGAAGATGATAAAGGCAAAGTAACAACCCTCACAGAAGACGATGTGGACAGAATCGTCCAGAAGAGACTTGCCCGTGCAAGAAAGAAGTGGGATAAGGATCATACGGAAGCCGAAAGGCTTCAAAAGATGACAGATGATGAAAAGAAGCAGTATGAGGAAGACAAGAGAAAAGAAGAACTTGACAATAGAGAAGCAGCAATTACTCGTAGAGAATTGACTGCAGTTGCCAAGGAACAGCTTAATGCTGCAGGAGTACCAGCAGACATGGCTGACTTCATCGACTACACTGATGCTGATTCCGTAAATGAATCTGTCAAGAGACTCTCTAAAGCATTCAAGGGAGCAGTTCAGCAGTCTGTTGATGACCGATTAAAAGGGAAAGCACCTTTAGATAAGGCAAAAAACAATGTATTGACTGCTGAAGAAGAGAATGCAAGAAAGGCATTCGCAAATGCACTTAAATTTTAGAAAAGAGGTATAGAACATGGCAATTAACACATTACAGTATTCAACTATTTTTCAGACTGAACTAGATAAACAGATGGAGCATCTCACTCTTACATCATGGATGGATGCCAATGCCGGACAGATTAAGTATGACGGTGGTGCAGAGGTAAAAATCCCTAAGATGTCATTAGTGGGCTTAGGAGACTATAACAGAGATGAAGGATATAAACAGGGTGCTGTCACTCTTGAATATGAAACATTCAAAATGACACAGGACCGTGGAAGAAAGTTCCTTCTTGATGCAATGGATGTAAACGAAACTAACTTTGTGGCTTCTGCTGGCACTGTCATGGGAGAATTCCAGCGTTTACATGTTGCCCCTGAAGTAGATGCTTACCGTATTTCTAAGGTTGTTTCTGATGTTACAGAAAAGAAATCAGCCAACATCCTAACAACTGCATTGACTGAACAGAATATTCTTTCTGAATTAGAAAAGGCAGCGGATACTATCCGTGATAAAGGATACCAGGGTGATATCATCTGTCATATTACATATGATACTTTAAGATTATTAAAGGAAAAGATGGTAAACAGCAACCTTACATCAGGTAAATTAACTATTGGAAATATCACATTAGATATCTATAAGCTTGATGAAATCACATTCATTCCTACACCAAAGAACAGAATGTATTCAGCTATCAAGGTTGATGCTGGAGCAACAAAAGACAAAGGTGGATATACAAAAGGTGATACTGCTAAGGATGTAAACTTCTTAATGGCGCCAATTAATAGTGTTATCGGTGTTACTAAACAGGACAAGACAAGAGTATTTGACCCTGATACTAACCAGGATGCAAATGCTTGGCAGATTGATTATAGAAGATATCATGACTGCTGGGAAAAGGACAACATGCTTGACCTAATCATTGCTAACGTCTCAGCTGATGCATAATGATCATTGTAAAAAGAATCAACGTTGAAAGGGCCATCCATGAGGATGACCTTCAGCGTTATACAGAACAGGGATATCGTGTTATTGAAGACAAGAAGAATGATGAAGATACTCCTGTAGAAAACAATGAAGTGACGGACCTCAACGATATGACTGTTGACCAGTTAAAGACTATTGCAAAGGAAAAGGGCGTTAGCGGATATTCTAGTCTTGTTAAAAAGGAACTGGTCGCAGTTCTCACTAAGATGCAGGAGGAGTAATCTATGGATCTAGTTGAGATTGTTGCTGAAAGAACAGGAACGAGTCAGGGGCGTGCAAAAATCTATGTTGAAATGGCAAAACAGCGTGCTCTTGCACATACAAACCGCACTGTATACATCACTGCAATGGATTTCTGTGTGGCTGATCTAGCATGTGCCATGTACTTCAGAGAGGGCATGGTCGGAGAATCATCACATTCAGAAGGTGGCATCACATCTACTTTTCAGTCTTCCACTTATGAAGATATTCTCTCAACTCTCAACAACTTGAGACTGATTCGTGCAGGAGGAATCGTTCACGAAAAGAAGCCGGAGGGGAACCAATGAGACTCTCAGCGCTTAAGAACTATCCTGTATATGAGCCTGTCATCGAAAAAGATGGTGAAGGTGTCACTACTGAAAAGTGGATCAAGAGAAAATCAATGCTTCTTGAGATATGGCCTGCATCCGGTAAGTTACAGGCTGAAATGTATGGGGAGAGATTGAGCTACATTCTTAATATGATTCTTCCTAAGAATAAGGATGATGATTTCAGACCCACTGAAAAGTGGGGCGTGAATGTCTATAATCATTCAATCGATGAACCGGATTACAGAATCATCAGCATGAAGGAATATAACAGACACTATCTCTATGAACTGGAGAAGATTATTAAATGAGTCTCAATGGTACTAATGAATTATTTAGAAAGCTTCGTGCTATAGATGCCGTTCTTGAGAATCCTGAACAGGTTCTCGGAAAGGCTGCGGAAACAATCAGAAGTGGTTGCGTTCTTGAATGCCCTGTAAATAATGGTGAATTAAGAAATTCCATTAAGACAAGAGTTGAAGGCGACAAGGGATATGTTTATACAAATAAGGCATATGCTCAATATGTTGAATTTGGAACAGGTCGAAAAGGTGCAGCAGACCATGCTGGAATATCTCCATATGCACATCCTTCTTATACTATGGAACCTTGGTGGATTCCTGAAGAGAAGCTATCAGAAGAAGCAATAAATAACTATCATTGGGTAGTTATCGAGGTTGATGGAAAGAGATATTACAGGTCGGATGGACAGCCTGCACAGCCATTCATGTACCAGGGAGCAAAGAAGACTGAAAAGAAAGCAGTAAAAGATGCTGGTATTGTAATTAGCCAGTTAATTGAAAAGGATTAAAAGCATATGATCAACATTAAAGACAAAGTATATAAGGCTCTGACAGGTGAAGGCCTTGAAGTCACTGACATCTATCCTAAGGACTGGGCTAAGCTTCCAGCCGTTCAGTATGTTGAGGAAGATAACAGCGTGGCAGAATGGACGGATGACAAGGAGCAGATATCACATGTCCTTTACAGAATTGAAATCTGGGATACTAAGAGTACATCGGGTACAGCCTTGAAAGTTGATAAGGCATTATCAGCAATGGGGCTCAAGAGAGTATCATGCAGAGATATTGATGATGCATCAGGACTTAGACACAAGAAAATGAATTATGAAGCATATTATGATAGTGATTACATCTATCACGGTATGTAACTGATAAGGAGGAATTATATAATGCTAGCAAATGGCGCTAAATTATCTTATGACAAGACAAACAAGGGAACTTCTTTCACTGAACTTCCAGGGTTGAAGAAGATTCCTGACATGGGAATTGAAAAAGAAAAAGTTGAAAACTCTTCACTTGATGATGCAGTTAAGGTCTATGAGTTTGGTATCGGAGACCCTGGAGACCTTGAATATACATTCAAGTATGACAACAGCAAAGCAACATCTTCATATAGATTAATGAGGGAACTGGAAAAAACAGGAGCTACTGCAATGTTCAAGGAAACATTGAAGGACGGCACTACAACTACATTCTCGGGACAGGTCACTGTTAAAAGAGCGGGCGGTGGTGTCAATGATGCTATTGAATTCACTGTTGCAATCGCATTACAGTCTGAACTCACTATTGCTGACCCAGGAGAAGCAGTAGCGCAATCTGAGGAAACTGCATCTGAAGCAGTAGCAGAATAGAAAGGAAGATATAGATAAATGGCAGAAAAAGCAAAAAGAAAACCGTTCATTATTTGGAAAATCGGTGAAGAAGAATACAAATTAAAACTGACAACAGGAGAAATCTCTAGACTAGAACAGATGTATGGTGGAAGTCTTATCAACCTTCTTAATACAGAAACAGGCATGACACCATTATGTACTATGTTAGACATCACCCATGGTGGTCTTCAGAAATTCAACAGCAACATCGACAGAAGCGATGTGAATGATATGTTTGATAGATACATCGATGAAGGTGGCTCACAGACAGAGTTCCTTAGTGATGTTCTTATTCCATTGTTCCAGGTATCGGGTTTTTTCTCTGGGGCTCTCGAAACGAAAATGGAAAAGGAAATGGCGGAAGCCAAGAAGAATCTCTAGAAGATATCCTGATTACAGATTACATATACAAGGCGGTCTATGATCCAGCGCTTGATGCTGGAGTAGACCCCTTTTCATTTTGGAATTATTCGTTAGATGAGCTATACGATATTATTTCAGCGCATGAAAGAAAGAAAAAAGAAATGGTGCGACAGGAAGCGATATCTCTTCAGATACAGGCCCTTCAGATAAGGGATTGTATTTCTGCTGTCCTTAACGGCAAGGATGATTCATTCACTCCTACACAATTGTGGGACTTCTATCCTTCACTTTTTGAAGAGGATAGGAAAGAGTTTGAAAAAGAGAAGGAAAGAAAAGAGATTGCAAGCGCTAGATCTTCTCGTATTGCCTTCAGTAGAAGACATAATGAAGCACTAAGAAAAAGAAAGGCGGTGATGCAGAATGACGGTAGAGGAACTGCAGATAGTAATATCTGCACAGACGAAATCAGCGAAATCAGAACTGAACAGCGTGAAGAATGAAGTCACCGGCCTAAAGAATCATGTTGATAAGGTCACAGGATCAATTGGCAATTCATTCAAGAGTATCCGCAATATTGTGGCGGGTCTTGGTATTGCTTCTCTGATTAAATCAACGATATTAGGGAATGTTGATGCTGCAATCAAGAGAGTTGATACTCTTAGCAATTATAGCCGTGTGATGTCTAATCTAGGCGTTGGCAGTGTTCAAGCGAATGCATCTGTACAGAAACTAAGCAATAAGCTTATTGGGCTCCCAACAACCCTAGACGATGCATCAGGCGCAGTACAGAGATTTACATCAGTGAACAGTAACATCTCTAGATCAACAGATATGTTCCTTGCACTTAATAATGCTATTCTAGCAGGCGGTGCAAGTTCTGAGATACAGAAATCAGCCTTAGAACAGTTGTCACAGTCATATGCTAAGGGTAAACCTGATATGTTTGAATGGCGTTCAGCGATGACTGCAATGCCTGCACAGATGAAACAGGTGGCTGAGGCCATGGGTTTTGTCAATGCTTCAGCATTAGGCGAGGCATTAAGAAACGGAACTGTATCTATGGACCAGTTCATGAATACTCTTATGCAGTTAAACACTCAGGGCATTAACGGCTATCAGTCATTTGAGGAACAGGCAAGAAATGCGACAGGTGGAATTTCTACATCAATCGCTAATATGAGAACAGCTATTGTTAGATGTATGTCCGAAGTAATGAATACAATCGGGCAGTCTAATATTGCTGGATTCTTTACCAATATTGCAAAGGCAATTAACTCATGCGTCCCATATGTTGTTGCATTCACTAAAGTTATTATGGTCGCCGTTGGGTATCTGACGGCACTGTTTGGTGGCAAGTCAAAGAAGTTGAGTTCTTCCTTTGGTGGTGTGTCAAACAATGCTAAGAAGGCAGCAGGAAACACAGGGGCTCTTGCAAAGAATATGAACGATGCTTCCAATAGTTCGCAGAAGCTTTCTAAAGGTGCAGGTGGAACAGGTAGCGGATTAAAGAAGGCGGCAGGAAATGCTTCTAAACTTAAGAAGGAATTGAAAGGAGCTCTTGCTGGATTCGATGCAATCAATAACATCAATTCAAGCAATGGTTCAAGTGATCCATCTTCAGGTGGCTCAGATGGCCCAGGTGGTTCAGGTGGTTCCGGTGGTGATATCGGCGGATTCAGCATGGATGATAGTGGTGCAAAAGAACAGAAAGGGCTTCTTGAAGAAGTAGACAAGCAGTTAGAAGAAATCAAGAAGAAGGTTGCTGAATTCTTCCAGCCATTAAAGCAGTCATGGGATAAGTTTGGAGCGCCAATGATTGCAGCTGCAGTATATGCATTTAATGGTGTCAAGAATCTTCTTATGGAAATCGGCAAGTCAATGTACACAGTGTGGGAAAACGGCACAGGTGCAAAGACTGTCGAACTGATATTGAAGATATTTACTAACATCTTCAAGATAATTGGCAATATCTCTCAAGGATTGGCCGATGCATGGAACACTGCAGGCCTAGGTGATTCAATCATCCAGCATTTATGGAATATATTTAACTCTATATTGAAGATCATCAATGAGATTCTGAAAATTGTGAGAGATATTACTAAAGCGATTGACTGGACTGCTGTATTAGGTGCAGTGGATGTGGTTCTTATTATCATTGATGAGTTATTCTCTTTCATAGCAGATAATGTAGGTCGTATTCTTGGCATACTTTCAGTTATTGCTGGATTATCATTGTTTCCTACTCTTGCCGGAATTCTTGGTACTGTTATCACACAGATACAGCTTGCAGTAGGAGTATTTTCAGGTTGGGCATCACTTGCAACTGCATTGAGCGGTGCATTTGGAATTCTTCCACAGATATTCGCATCTATTGTAATGGCGGTGAATCCTGTAAATGTCATCATAGGGGCAGTCATTGCTACAGTGGTAGACTTATGGCAGAAGAGTAAGAGCTTCAGAGATGACATAGTAAGCATTCTAGGAAATATCGCTACTATTGTTCAGAAGGTATTTCTAAATATTGTTGCACCTATCATTGATACAGTTGGCAGAATCATCATGGATTTTGTGGAAACTGTTCTCAAACCGTTGTGGAACGCATGGGAGAATGTATTCCAGAGCATAATGGGATTATTAAGTGATTTTCTTAAGTTTGCTACGCCTATATTCAGTACGATTCTTGATATTCTAGGACCTATATTCAAATTAGCCTTAACAGTATTAAGAGGTGTATTTGATATGGTATTTGCTGCAATCAGAGGAATTATTGAACGCGCAGACAAAACAATCTGCGAAAGAGTCAACAATATCAGAGAATTCTTCCGTAATCTAGGTGAATGGATGGAAGGAACTTTTGGTTTCAAATGGAAGAATGTGTTTGAAACGGTTAAGAATGCCGTCAAGGCGTTCAGAGACTACATGGGTCCTATCATTAATTCATTGGAAGTTGTTTTCTTGGGTCTTACTAGCTTTATCAGTGGTGTATTCTCAGGCAACTGGAGAAGAGCATGGTTTGGTGTTAGACAGATATTTGAGGGTATTGTTTCCGGATTAGGAGCCATCTTCAAGGCTCCATTGAATTTCATGATTGATGGAATCAATAAATTCTTAAGCGGCATTGGCAAGGTAAAGATTCCTGACTGGGTTCCTGGAGTTGGTGGAAAAGGATTCTCAATCCCTAGGATTCCTAGACTAGCAAAAGGTGGTATCGTAAGTGCATCCACTATCGCCAATATTGGTGAAGCAGGAACAGAAGCAGTAATACCATTACAAAGAAACACACAGGGACTTGATATGATTGCTGAAAAGATTTCAGAAAGATTATCACTTTCTCAAAATGACGGCACAGGCGCTACCTACGTCATTAAATTAGTTCTTGATGATGGCAGAGTAATCACAAAGATGGTGATTGACAATATCAAGGACTATGAAGCACGCACAGGAAAGCCTGTATTTGACTATTAGGAGGTGGAATAAATGGCAGATGAAGCGAAAATCAAGATAAACGGAACACTTATTCCGACTCCTTCAGAGATTAGCGTAGAAATCAATGATCTAGATTCGGATAGTGTCAGACCTGTCTCAACAGGCATCTTAAGAAGAAATAGAATACGTTCTAACATGCTTAAGATTACATGTACATATAAGTTGAATACATTTACAGATGTAATGAATATTTTGAAGGTACTCACTCCGGCAGAGTTCACGGCAGAACTCTACATTCCTGATCATGGTATCAGAGGAACCAAGAAGATGTATGCTTCAAATAAGAAGTACAATTATAAGAGAGTGCAGTCTGGTCTAAAGGCAGATTCATTCTCTTTCTCTCTGATTGAGGTGTGATCATATGCTTATAAAATATGGAGAGACAAATGTAACGGACAGACTTCTTGATTATAAGATGTCTGTCTCTTTTGCTGACTGCCGTATGATAGGCAATGTGCCATCAATAGAACTGACAATGAAGTTCGATAATTATGACGGCATTCTTGACAATATCGACATCAGCAAGTACTGGGAAGTCAAGGAGAATGATGCATCTGATACAAGATACTTCAAGGTGTATGACCAGCCGGAGAAGTACACCAAGGAACTCACTCTTAAGATGTACGACAACAATTATTCTCTTGATATAGCATACGATACTAAACTGTCTTATCCTGTCACTATAAAAGACCAGCTAGACGAGATTGAAAGTCTGACTGGTCTTTCTATTATTCGTGAAGGAATACCGCAGTACGTTCTTGATAAGAGCGTATCATGGTACGATAACACGATTGTAATAAGAAACTATCTCGGATGGATTGCGGAACTGTTTGCAGCAAATGTCTATGCAGAGGGAATTGATTCTATTAGGTTTGTACCAATTGAAAAGAGCGCCTTTGCATCTACACAGGATTTAACAGATTATGAGAAGAATGAGGTGTATACACTCACAAGAGTATATGCTGAAAATGGTCTCAATCCTCTTTCTAAGGGCGATGAGACAGGCAATACGCTGTTTATTGATTCAGCAAATCTATATGCAGATGAACAGAGCATTATAGACAGCATCTATGACAGACTTAAAGGATTGACTTTCAACCAGGTGAAGAATGTCACGATGATATCGGTTGATAACCTTCTTCCTGGGGCTCTTGTCAATTATAACAGTAATGAATTCACTTTCTTTGTATCGGATCTAACTGTCAGTTATAAAGGTGGACAGTTCTCAATGTCTACAGTTGACGGCAGTGTGACAACAAAGAATGAAGAAAAGACAGTGAATCGTGTATCTAATACAACACGAATCAGAAAGTTGCAGGTCAAACAGGACCAGGAATCATTGAAATTAGATATAATCGCAAAGGAACAGGAAGGCATCAATGACAAGGTGGCTCAATTAAGCCTGTCCAATGAGAAGATATCGCTAAGGGTTTCAGAAGTTGAAGAAAAGGCTGGAGAAGCAATCAAACAAGCACAGGGTTCTGTTAAGAAATTCGTATGTGAATATGCTGAATCGAAAGATGGGCTTATTCCTCCTGATACAGGCTGGGGAGAAAATGCCCCAGTATGGCATGATGGCATATATATCTGGCAGAGAACTGCCACTACAATCAACGATACTATCACTTACAGCACTCCTGTATGCATCACAGGGGCAAAAGGAGAAGATGCTATATTATTATACATTGACTCCTCAAACGGCAATCTGTTCAAGAATACAGGCATTTCAACCACTCTTACAGTCACTATAATCATAGGTCATACAACTATAGACAATTCAGAGAAATTAGAACAGGTATTCGGAAGTGATGCATATCTTCAGTGGCTGTATAAGCCATTAGGAAGCAATGACTATATAACAATAGCTAGAGATGACACAAGGCTGTCAGATGGTGGCTTTATTTTCACTATCAGTCCTGGGGATGTTGATACAAAGACAGTGTTTAGCTGCGAACTAAATTATTAGAAGGAGATAGATAGACGATGGCAGTAAAAGTAAGTAATCAGACGACTATTCTTGATATTACTGATGGGTTTTCAGTGATCATGACAAATGAGAACTATACATTTTTAGGGAATACAACTTCAGTAGCATCGACACAGTCAACAACTACACAGATTATGGTCATGCAAGGGACCGAGCAGATACCTTGCAAAATCGGGCAGATGACATGTCCAACAGGAATTTCAGCGGTTTCTGATGGCAAGAGCCCTGTGCCTACTGTCACTATTACAGCGACAACAGCAGTCAGACAGAATGGTTCTTTTAATATTCCTATCATTGCTGATGATGTCACGTTGAATAAGACATTCTCTTATTCTATTGCCTTCACTGGTCAGAAAGGTGATACAGGCGCAAAAGGTGATAAAGGAGAAACAGGAGCAACAGGTGCGCCTGGTTCAAAAGGTGATAAAGGAGACAAGGGTGCTGATGCGCTAACTCTTGTCATCATTTCTTCAAACGGCAACATCTTCAAGAATAGTGCGATTGCAACAACATTAAGCGCTCATGTATACAAGGGCGGTAAGGAAATGACAGGTACAGAACTAAGCGCACTTGGAACTATTAAGTGGTACAAGGATGGTTCTTCAACTGTATATAAGACAGGAAGCGCAATTACAATCAGCGCTGGTGATGTTGAAAGCCGTGCAACATTCACTGCTCAATTAGAAGGGTAATCGCATGATTAAGGCATCAGCAAGCGTAACTCTTGCAAGAGTCAACGATGGAGAAGACGGACAGGGCATCCGTTCAATCACTCCAGAATATTACTTGTCTGATTCTTCAACACAAATGCCTGATGAAAACAGTGACGGATGGAAAAGTGTTCCGGATGACTATATTGACAAGCATTATTACTGGGTGAGATCAAGAATACTATGGGATGATGGAACGTATACAACAACTACACCGACACTTGCAAATGACTTGAAATCAATCATTGATGACTATGATAACAGAATCAACAATATGAACAGTCAGCTGCAACAGGCAACCAAGGATGCTTCTTCGTCTATAGAGCAGACTAAGACATCTATTTTACAGACGGTCTCAGAAAACTATTTTAGTGCGACAGACGGCTCGAACCTTGCCTCTACAGTGTCTACTTTGAAACAGACAACAGATACTATTCAGATGGATTTCGTCAAGAAAGAAGACTTTAGTTCTCTTTCTGATACTGTATCAAACAATCAGACTCAGCTGAACACTTATATCAGATTCAATGCGGAAGGCATCGAGATAGGTAAACAGGATTCGGAGTTCAAAACAAGACAGACAAATAGCAAATATTCGATACTTCAGAACAACGATGAAGTAGCATACTTTGCTAACAATAGAATGTATAATTCGAACATCGAAGTTTCTAGTTCTTTAAGAATTGGAAACTTCGGATTCATTATTAACAGCGATGGATCATTGACTTTCAAGAAAGTAGGTGGTGACTAATGGCAACATCTTCATCATGCTCCGCTTCGTTTTCGAGTGGAAATGGTAATGTCACAATGACAATGACACGAACAAGTGTCAATGTGGATGGCAACTATGATTTGTGGACTGCTAAATTAACTATGTACTATAAGTGGAATATCAATTCCAGTGCTACAAAATACGGCTCTATGTGGGCTAATGGTGTCCTTATCTGGTCGGGTGGTGTAAGTGTCGGCACAAGTGGTGGAACGAAGACTCTTGCGACAGTCACAAACATCAAGATTCCTCATGACAATAACGGTGGCAAGCATTTTGATTTCTCTTTCTCGCAGGAATTGAAGGTCACTCTTTCGGGCCACTATGTAGGTAGTGTATCTGCTTCTGGTGGCATCGACTGCGATGTTATACCTAGAGCAACCAAGCCATACTGCTCTCCAGCATCCGTATATTTCGGTAATAGTGTCACAATCAAGACACCTAGAGCGTCCTCTGATTTTGGACATGTAATCTCGTACAGCTATTATGATACGAATGTACAGATTGCTGATAATCAGTGGAATGATGAATTCAAGTGGACAGTTCCTGTTTCGCTCATTGATAAGATGACTAATTCATCTCAGTCTTATCTTACGTTCAAGGTAGATACATATAACCGTGCTGGTAAATACATAGGCACAAACTACTGTCGATTAGATTTATTGATGCCATCGGGATATGAGCCTACTATCACAGGAATCACATACACAAATGATGATACTGCTATCGCGAATAGATTTGGAGCAACAACGATTATTCAAGGCATTTCAAAAGTCAAATGTAATGTATCAGCAACGGCGAAGAATGGTGCTTCAATTACTTACTATTACAATGAGGTTGATGGACAGATTGCTCAAGGACCTAATACATGGTTCATTACTCAACCGTTTAAGTCCTCTGACACAGTTATTCTTAAATCGACAGTTACAGATTCAAGAGGGCAGAAGGCTACACTCTCCAAAAATATTGATGTTACAGAGTGGTACTCACCAACCGTTAAGAATGTGAGTGCTCAGCGTTGGAATGTATCGACTAACAAAGCAGACGATGACGGCACGGCAGTGAAGATTACTTATTCATTTTCAATTGCACCTGTTGCAAACAAAAATGATAAGACTGTCATGATCCAGTATAAAAATGGCGAGACATGGACAACTCTTGCAACTTACACGGATTCATACGGTGCAGAAAATAAGATGTATATATCATCTGCTGGCAAGTTCAGTACAGATAATGCTTATTCATTCAGAGTGCTTGTGAAGGATTACTTCACTACAGATGGCGTTGCAGCTTATGCTGCTATCGTTCCTTCGTTCAAGCTGCTTGATTTTTCTGCTGATGGTAAAGGGATTGGAGTTGGATGCAAGGCTGAAAGCGGCAAGTTAAAGGTGGATATGCCTCTAGAAGCGCAGTCGTACAATGGCTACACTTTTGATTTTGATACAGAAAATCAGACCGATACATGGATTCCTGTTCTTAAGGATGGAAAATTACAGCATAGAGTTATGCAACCTATTGGATGGTCTGCACCAGTTACGTTAGGGAACGCATGTGGTATCACATTCAAGTATCGCTATAACGGGTATTTTGTATTCCTTTCCTATGACGGTTCATTTTCCAACAATACAGGATTTTCGGCAGGAACAGGGTACTCTCCAGGAGATGGAAATCTTCCCAGCCTTATTGGTGGTATAGGTAATTTCTTTAGCGCTGTTGTAACGGACAATAGATACAGATTGGCGATAAGATACTATCCTTCTTTATCCAGCAATAAATTGGCACTCATATCAATGGATTCTGTAACTGTTGCCAAAGGTGCTTATATAACAGGATTCGTTATGATTCCAAGAGTTTCAGCAAACAAATAAAAAAAACAAGGGGAAATTAAAATGAAATTATACAACACATCATTAAAGTATATGGATTCAATCAATGCATTAGGAGGAACTATCGTGGCAGTACTGAGTGCAGTTTTTGGTACTCATTGGCTGTTATTTGTTGGGTTTCTAGTTCTTAATGTGATTGATTACATCACAGGAGTTAGAAAGTCACGTTTAACGGGGAAGGATAATTCTGCCAAGGGAGTTAAGGGCGTCTGGAAGAAACTAGGCTACTGGTTAATGGTCTTAGTTGCTTTCTTGGCTTCTGCAATCTTCATTGAAATTGGCAAGACTATAGGCATTGACTTGGCGGTTACTGCCTATATTGGGTGGTTTACTTTGGCATCTCTCATTATCAATGAGTTACGCAGTATTCTTGAAAATTTCGTTGAAGCAGGGGATAACGTACCATCCGTACTTACAAAAGGTTTAGAAGTGGCAGAAAATGCCATTAAAAAAGGAGAAGAATAATGGGCAACGATGAATTTTTAAAGATTGCAGTTGAGGAAGTGAGAAGATATACAAATGAACACCTAGAAGAACCTCAGGGTTATGATGTTTATACAGTATGGTCTTGTAAAACACTACAGAATAACAAGGCACTGTTATCAACTACACTGTTAGACGGAATGTATTTCGAGTGTACATACAATGGAGATAAAAAAGAAATGTATCTTGATGCGTATAAAAAAGAAAAGAATGTGTGTATTAAATTATAGATATCGTTGTGAGAGGACGTGTGCGCCTCTCACTTTTATTTAAATGAAAGGAAGTAAGGAAATGAAAATTTTTATTTCGCAACCTATGAAAGATTTGTCTGAAGAAGAAATCAGACATAATAGAATGAAAGCAATCAAAAAAATTAAAAGTCTCTATGGTGATGATGCTGAAATTATTGATAGTTATATGGATGGTGGAGGCGCTCCTTTGTGGTGTCTTGGTAAATCTATTGAATTATTATCAACTGCAGATATTGCTTACTTTTTAAAAGGATGGAACAAAGCAAGAGGGTGCAGAATCGAATATATGTGTGCGTCAAATTATGGTATTGGTGCATACTTTGAGGAGGAATAATTATGGGAAAAACTGCAAATACTATTTTAGATGTCGCTAGAGGATGGTTAGGTTGTAAAGAGTCAAATGGAACACACAAAAAAATCATTGACGTATACAATGCACACAAGCCACTAGCACGTGGATATAAAGTTAAGTATACAGATTCTTGGTGTGCTACTTTCGTGTCAGCATGTGCAATTAAGGTGGGCTACACAGATATCATTCCACTTGAATGTTCTTGCAATCAGATGATTAATGGATTTAAGAAAATCGGTAGATGGTGTGAAGATGATGCACATGTACCATCTCCAGGAGATGTAATCTTCTATGACTGGCAAGACAAAGGCGTCGGAGATAATAAAGGTTCATCTGATCACGTCGGCATTGTCGAAAAAGTAGAAGGTAATACTATTACTGTTATCGAAGGCAATAAGAACGATGCAGTAGGAAGAAGAAAACTACAGGTTAACGGCAGATACATCAGAGGGTATGGCTTACCTAAATATGATGCAAATGCGACTAATACTTCAACTGCACCATCTAAGCCACAGACAAATACATCCAACGCTTTAGGTACTTATATGATTACTGCTAGCGACTTAAAGGTCCGTACAGGACCAGGGATGAAATACAGAGTCAAGACACATAACGAATTAACTAAGAATGCTAAAGCCCACGATTACGACAAGGACGGCTGTCTAAATTATGGCACTCGTGTTACTGTGTCTAAATTCGATGGAGATTGGGCAAAGATTCCTAGTGGATGGGTTGCTAGAAAGTATTTGAAAAAAGTCTAA